TCATGTTGAAACCCGGTTAGAAATCCATCCATAGAAAAATTGTTCCTGCCTAGGATTACGTTCACAGATTTCGATGTAACGTTGACCTTGCATTATATTAAGAACTCGCACTAGAACTTTTTCACCATCTTTTCCACGCTTGGCCAAATAGGTTTTTAGAGCTCTAAGCGTTTCCGAGCCATAAACCCCATCAATCACAAGATCAGGAAAACCAGCTTTACCTTGGTTGTTAAGCAAGTTCAAAGCTCGTTGTAAAAGTGGTTTTGCAAAGTTGATACCACAGTTCACACCAGTGTCTAAAAGTTCTTCTGCTACTGCTGAGCTAATAGAATTTACTTGATCAAAACGTGGTTCAATCCAGTACTGTTTCCGATAAATTGCTTTGGCCACATCAACCGGCAAATCTTTCATATTGCCTTTATAGCCGTTTGCACGTGATACTGCTTCAGTAATTCCGTGTTTAGTTGCCCCTCCTCGATCGGCAGGATTATTTACGTAACCACCTTCACGTTTAATTAAATCATCAAGATATTGTTCGATGTTCATTTCACTTTCCTTTAGACGTAAAAAAGCCACCCGAAGGTGGCATTAACTGTTTTCGATATCTCTTTTGGCTTTCTTAAATTCTTTGATCACTTCAACGATCGTTTTACCTTCCTGCTTATCAATGAAGTTAAAAATCCAACGGACTAAAGCCCAACCGGGTAATCCACATACAAAGAAGAATCCACCAAGTGCAATCATCCCCCATACATCAGTAACCCATTCATGAAGCCCCCACTTCACAATAATGAATGAGCCACCAGCCAAACTTGATACAACTGTGCAGATCAAGCCTACGCCCCACTCTTGTGGTGAGCGTGGCATTCGTGTCATCAATACAACTGCTGCAACTAAAGCGACCGCTAAAGTCACCATAATTGCTGCACCATAAAATTTTAAAATTGCTGTTAAACCGCTAGTGGAAACTGGTTCCATGCCTTACTCCAGATTTTTGGCAATAAAAAAGCACCCAGTTGGGTGCTATCTAAGAAATTTCTAAATTAAAAATTTACTGCTTCAATTTCTTCATATGTCAAAGCAGTTTCAATTTTCTGTCGTGCAATACGCCCTCTTTCATGAATGTTATTAATGTGCACTGCAAGTGATGTTTTTAAGTCAATCAATTGATCAGGACTAAGATTAACAACTGAATTGTCTTTTAAAGTCCACTCAACTGATACACCTAGCAAAGCTGCAGTAGCGATTCTTAGTTGAGAATTAGGATCTGAATCATAAAGCTTATTTTCAAACTCAAAACCGCCAAACTCATACTGATCCCGAATCTGTTTGATTTGTTCCCATTTCTGTTGTTTAGCCTCATCAATAGTTCGTGAGTCAATCCAAGTTTTTGAGACATAATCAAATTTTTTTTCTGGTACTACTGGAATAGTGACTACATTTAGATTCTCATCTAGATAATGCAAAACATTTTTATCATGCATATCTACATGCATTTCTTTGATGTGCTGAAGCGGTGTTGCATAAACATTATCACGTTCCCCTTTGACCAACACATCTAAGCTGCCATCACTGTTAAAAACTCCATAGATCTTTTCCATCATTTTTTAAGCTCCACAGCATAAAAGGTTAAGTCAGAGCAGCCTGCAGTAACCTGATTAGCGTAAGCAAAAGTCATCATATCAAAATAACCACTAAGCACTAGCTGACCAGAAGCGTCTGCTTTAGCTAACACAGAAAATGAAGTGCCAAGTTCAGTAGATCCAAATTTCACAGGCGGTATCGTTATTTCAGTATTGTTAGCTGCGGTATAATTAACTAAATAATCATCTCCTAATTTAAAATACATAGCTCCATTGGTTGCACGAGTGAGATCCCCCTCTGCTGCATTACCATTCGGATGTGGAATAAAGTACAACTGACCAAACATAGTAATCAGAATGGTTGAATATGGCTGAAAGCCTGTTAATACAACACGCAAAAATTCGCCCATTGTGTAATGGTTTGGTGTATATCTATACCCTTCTGTCGTATTTTGAGCAGACTTAGTCACGATAACTGGCAGCGTTACTGCCCGATCCTTAATGTGCAAAGTATCAACTGCTAAATTTCCAATTTTTGAAGTAGTAACTGCTTGATCTTCAATATTTGCAGATTTAACTTTAATCGTTCCCAAATCCGCACTAATAGCACTTAAGCTATCAGCCCAGATTCGATTGGCATTGATATATCCAAAACTACCATTGTCGACATACAAACCACGCGGAATAACAGTACCGTTTGGCAAAGTGACCGGAGTGTTTTGCAGGGTCATTAATGGTTTAGGTTCTACACCATCAACACCGACAGGCGTACCAAACTGAATTGCATCATAATTGAATATGAAAGTAGAAGTCGTACCATCATTCATTGATCCATGACCAGAAACATGGCCATTTACATCGAACTTAGTAAACTGCTGAGCATAGATGCCATCCACACTTTCACTGACATTTTGAATAGACGCACTATTCTCACCGACTTTAGTTTGCAACGTTTCCGTTACTTTTATCGTTGAAGAAATAGCACTAGCATTTGCATTGATTTGTTGCTGAAACAAAGCATTGCTGTCATTCATTTGTGCAGAAACTTGATCTGTACGTTTAGATTGAGCCAAATCGCCTTCAATACGTGCAGATTGCTCTGACCATACGCCTGCATAACCTCCTTCATTACCGATTAAGTCAGATTCTGACCCGATCAACGGAGGATTGATTTGCGCGTAAACTCCATCAATCCTTGTAGTTTGGGCAATAACTTTGTCATCTACATTCTTAATATCAGACTTAACTTGCTCAAGTGCACCAGTTGATGCCTTATCATCAAGCTCAAGATTAATTAAATCAATCGCTTCAGCATTTGCCGATGACTGCTCAACTGCTACCTGTGCAGATTCACGTACAGTTGCAAGAGCACTATCATTACTTGCGATATAGTTATCTATTTTTTGAACAGTTACCCTATCACCCTCAATTCGTGCTTGTACTTCTCGTTGTGCATAAGCCTGTAAGTTATTTAACTCAACTGCCGTTGTATCAATACGCTTACTAAGTGCTAAGTCCCCTTCGATCATTGCCGATTGAACTGACCAAGTTCCTGCGAAGCCCTGATCATTACCGATCAAATCAGACTCAGATCCAATCAAAGGTGGATTTAACTGTGCATATACACCGTCCGTTTTTTCAGCTACAAGTGAAAGATCATTTGCAACAACACGAATGCTTTCTTGAGCTGCAGCAATTCCCTCGTCACTTGACTGTTTAACAGTATTTACAACTTCAAGAACACCTTCATCACCATCAATAATTTGCTGTGATAAACCATCTTTGGCTTGCTGAATAGCGTTTTGTCGATCAATGACTTCTTGTGCAATCCGATCTTTCGTATTTTGAATATCTTGCTTAATTGGACCAATTTCAGCGTCAATAGTCTCAATATGATCAATCCTAGTTTTAAGATCCTGATTGAGCTGAGTTTCACTGATTTGATCGTTCAAGAGCTCAAGAACATCTGTTGCATCGGCAGAAGTTGTCGCATGAGTCCAATCCGACCATGGCCCTATATTTCCAATCCTATCAATCAAACGCCCCCGATAAAATTGAGTCAGATTTGGCTGCAAGCCTTGAATCGTATGAGTCGTTGTTGGATAAGCGAATAAGCCCAATTGAGCAATGTTGCTGGTACCATCTGGCGAAACTTGGATTTCTGTATAAGCAGTGTCAAGCGCACCGGTTGCCGGAAAGCCCCAATCAAGTTTGATACCAAATAAGATTCCTGTCGCTTGGATAAATGCCAATTTTGGGGGCAAGCCTTGCTTTCCAGAGAGTTCAGTCAAAGTTGAATAAACTGGTAAAGAAGCTATCTCAAATGCTGAAATCGCTGTTACTCGTGCTTGATATTGACCCGCATAAATACCTGGTACTTCGACTGAGTTGTTGCCAGTAATTGGTAACTTAATCCAACTACCATCATCTTTACGCCACTCAACCTGATACTTAACTGCACCTTTTGCTTGCGCCCAAGATACTATCATTATCGCCACGTTGATGCCCTGATCAACTCGGCTTTCACTAGTAACAACGACATCAGTTACAGGATCCTGAATTGTTGGGTTCACAATCGAAATCGGGACCTCATCAAAATAAGCGCCCTTATCAATGGCATCAAATTTGGCTGGGTTATATTGAAGTGCAGTCACTGAAAATTGATGACTTTCATCTTGAGTAATAGAGATCACTCGAAACTTCATTGTTGCTAAATCTTGAGCATCTATTACCCACACGTTTTGTGTAGCAATAGCATCAAACTCATGAGTAACTGTAACAACTCGACCTGAGATCGATTGAACAATTCGAGTTTGAGCTTTGCCATCCTCGCCATTAATAATAAGTCGGTCACCAGCAACTGCCACAACGTCGTCACGATCTAGCGTAATGCTTTTACGATCTACTGATATTTTAGATACACGCCCTCCGTTTGCCCGTCCAGCAAATAACGGGTCAGCAATATCAATAACTCTTCCCGGTTGCGGAATATGGCCATCCAGACCAACTTTAAAACTAACGGTCCGAGTTTCTAATTGCTCAGATTTTAAAGCCCACCAGCCTGCTCTCTGCGCTTGTCCTCGCGAAGTGCATCCCCAAGCATCAATTTCCAAAATACGAACTTGGCCGGCCTCAGCAATCGCCTTTTCATCGCGAACAAACTCATATTCGGTTTTGTAGTGATTAGCCGGGTTATCCCACGCAACTTTAACGACATTATGTCTATCTCGAGCACGGGTTCCCGCGTACTCAAAATTGCCATCAATAACATTAGCCCGGGTATACGTGAAGTAAGTATCTTGGGGAATATCCGCATCACAAATAATGCTATTACCATCCCAAAATGTGATAGCACGGAATACACCAGCTAATTTCGTTAAAATTTCAAAGGCACCTTCGGCACTCTGAAGATAAACATTACAAGTAAAGCGTGGTTCTTGGCCGCCTAGACCGTCTGGTACCATTTCGTCACAGTATTGTGCTAATCGGTACAATGACCACTTATCAACCATAAGTGGAGTTAAGCGGTCACCTAGCGCATAGCGATCAACTGTACAGATGTCGTAATAGATCCATGCAGGGTTGTTAGAATAAGCCTCTTTGAAAGTACCGTCCCACATCCCAACATATTGCCGTGTTGCTGGATTGTAGTTAGTAGGAACCTTTAGAATTCTTCCCTTTGTATCTGCAGCAACTTTAGCTACATTTCCAAAAGTCTCAGCATCATATTGAAGACCAAGCAAAGCCGTATTTGGGTAACGTAATTTTGCATCAATGACTTCAGTCACTGCTTCAATATACATCTTGTCACTGACATACTCCGAAGTTGAGTTGGGTGTAAGTCTGCGAACACGTATGAGCCAACCTGAGTCAGCTCGAGGCAAATCAATACGATGAGCTCGTTCATAATTAGCAGAAGTCTTATCTGAAATCTTTGTTTTTAAAACTTCAGTCCAGATACCACCGTCAAGTTGTAAATCAACTGCATATTCGATTGTAATGCCCGACACATCACCATTAGTGGCGTTTTGACTGCGCAAAGGTCCCCATTTTAAGCGTAAACGAACAGCATCGAGATCTAGATTGCTAAAAGCACGGACCCATGGTGTTTCCGACTTTAATTCAACATTGATAGCAGTTTCACTTTCGACTGCTGGAAAGCCATCAATGTATTCCTGATCATTAGTACCATTTCTAAAATCAACTTTTACATTTTCAAAGTTAAGGCTTCCGTCAGAGTTCTGAAGAGGTGTTTCTTCTAAATAAATTGACTGAAGCCCATTAGCTAGCCCCTCAATTTCTCCCTCAGATAATCCGTAAAGGATTTTAATAAAAGTTTTCGATTGTGCAGAATCTGGAGAAATTACGGGTTGCCGTTGTTTATTACTGCCCTTTTTTGCGCCTACTACTGCATTCATAAGAAATCTCACGCAATAAAAAAGGCGCTAGAAAGCGCCTGTTAAATAATTAAAATTTACATCTGATCTTCAGGATATTGACCAGCACTGATAATGAAACCACCAATTTCACGTTGGCCATATAAAATTGGTACCGGGTTGCCCTGAGCAACTGTAGTTACTGCACCGCCAAATCCTTTGTTGGCACGGTTGCCATCTTGGTTTTGATCTTGAGTAGTATCAACCTTCGGCATAAGCATCATAGCCACCCCACCAAGCATCATTCCAATACCTGAACCAATCAATGCAGCACCAAGTGGTGCTCCACCACCAAATGTGCCTACAGTTACTAAAACACCTACGACTACTAGCACCGCGCCTAGAACAGTTTGCAAAATTCCGTTACTGCCCCCAGCACCCTCTACACGAGGTACAACATGAATAACCTCAGCTTCAGTATTCATATCAAGCTGTTCTTCACCGATGTTATCGCCGGTAATGAGCCGCTTAGTTTCATTGTCGTAAATTGCTGGGCGTTTCTTGCCCCGCTTATTACTCGAGTTCTTTCCTTTTAGAAACACGGCAAAGCGTAGACCTTGCTCATGTGCATGCAACATAAAATGTTCAAAGCCAGCAATCTGAACAGATAATGCTCGCATTGCTTCGCGAGTATTTGCGACATCGAGCTTAAATTCACGACCGAACTTTTGCCCCAAGATGCCGTACAACTTAATTGTTTTTAACATCTCTATGCCTCAAGATTTTTACCGTTCTGGTTGACCATTGCGGTCCATAGATTTCACGTATAGATTTACGGCCGTGAAGCTGATGCAAAATTAATGTATTGCCAATACAAGGTTCAGTATCTTCGGACTTCAGCATTGCATTATCACCAAGCCAAATGATGCAATGATTTGGGTGTTCTGTACGCGGTACCTGGCAAATCAACATATCTCCATATTGCGGGGTATCCACTTCATAGAAACCGGCTTTTGGAAAGTTATCAATTAATATTGACGGATGATCTTTGTCTTCCCACCAGCCATCTTTTCGTTCAAAGTCTGGCAACTTAATACCTAACTCACGATCATAAAAGTCACGGACTAGTGCATAACAGTCCTGATAATGATGAATATAATTACGCCCCACTAAAGGGGCGCGATAACCACAAGGTTCATAAACTTGAAAATCCACATCCGGATATGAACAAATTACCCACGGCTTTTGATGTAACTCAATCTGAATTAAGTCTAGTTCTGAGGCTCTTGTAGTTCCGTCAGGGTGTGAATGCACATACGCTAATATCTCGCCCTGGTCTTCTGCTATAGCTAAATCTTCTGGATGGATTTCGAATTGATCAGAGTTTTTAGAAATATTGCGACAAGGAATATATTGCTTATCAATAATCACCCCACAGCACTCGTGTGGATAGCATTCATCCGCATGTGCCATGATTGCTTTTTTATGTTTTGCCGTCAGTTTCATAAAACCTCACAATAAGCTTGAAGCCGGGAAACCACCAAATGGCAGCGGTTTATTTTCACCGAAGCGCAAGCGACAAGAACGTAAACGTCCACCGCATCGATCAAGTGCCGGATTATCAGTTGGCTCATCTTTATCAGTGAACATTGCTACACCTGTGTAACCACATTCTTCGCCCCGGTACTTCCCGACCATGCACCAATGACAAAGCGAAGTAATTTGTCGAACTGGGATTTTCAAACCCTCAAAATCGATTGGATTGGACAGCTCGAAAGTCACTTGTTGTGCATTTTCAGATGTCTTTTGCTCGATGTACCAGATTTGCTCTTTTGATTCATTCGATGCAGTTGGATTGCCTTCTGTGAAGTTTTCAGCATCTAAGTATTTAGCAAGTGTGGTAATCACTTTAAGTTTTGCACCAGCAAAGTCTTTAAACTGCAAACAGTAAGCAGACACAGCATTTTGAATGCCGTTGATATTGTTGGCCATGCTTAAAGTTGGTGCTGAAGCTTTACCATCACTACGCATTTCAAGACCAGACACCTCAAGTGCCATTGGCTCAAAAATTTGTCCCTGCCAAATAATATTGCGGTTCCATACCTTCTGATCACCAATATCAAATATCTTTCCAATACTGCCAGAGTCGGCACCAATTAAACCTTCGGAACCAATTGAAGAGTAGATTTTCTCCCAGTCTTGAAAAGAAATATGCCCGTGAAAACGCAAGATGCCAGCACCTAAGCTGCTGGCATCAAGTTCATACAAATGGATTAATCCATCTACATATAGTTTCTGGAAATCACTATTCAGCGTCATTTTTTGTCACCACTGATATTTCGGGTACTGATTTAGGAATTTCTTGCAAGCGAATATCGATCCAGCGGCCCGTTGAAATATCAACTGGATTATCCAAATTAGGAATAATTGAAGCAGACTCAACATCAAACTTCTTTTTAAAAGTTTTGATTTCAATATCTTTATTTTCTAACTGGTGATAAATCACAGTAAACAGAATGTTCCCATTTGCATCTTTAGGTGTTTCGATATACCACCCTTCCGTTGCAAAACCTGACGTCCCTTTTAGCAAGTAGTGCCCTACATCGAGCTTTTCAAAAGTAATGTTCTGCTCAGCAGCTTCATCATTCAACTCAATCTTATTTGCAAATAGTTTTACGATCGGTGAAGCGGCTTTAATAAATCCGTTTGCATCAGTAGTAGTATTTCTCGTTGATAAATATTTCGTCCACGAGCCCAGCTGCCCATCGACTCTTGTAGCAACCTGAATATCACCATAAATATTGCTAGTTAGATATAAAGTATATAGGTTAGTAGCTAACAATCTCATACTAATCAAGTAATTCCATCCGGATTCTGGAAAACCCTGTGAATTGACTACTCCAAATAAGCCGGACTGCACATCTAAAGATGAAGCATTTACCCCATCCAAAACTTTTACTATGCCACCGATACCAAAAGCCCCAACTTCCATCACATTACCAGCAGCAGTTCCAACATATCGACTTGCCGCATGGGTGTTATTCGTAAAGTTTTCATTCATTTTTGCGCCAGTTGAGCGAAATGTGTCGCCGCCAGCACCCGTTGGGGCAGTGCCAAGATTTACTGTTTGAATCGTCATTTTCTTACTCGCATAAAAAAGCCCCTAAAAAGGGGCTTTAAAGGGGTTTAAATTAAGGGTAAAAAACTTGGGTGAATGTCGTTGAGATTTGCCAAACATCACCGCCAATTTGGCGCGGTTGATATTCAGGACTTGTTTTAACTCGAACTTCACCGTCTAGTGGTGAATCCCAAAGGAAAGAATCCGCACCTTTGTGTCGATCAAAGAATGCTTTGATTTGCATAATTTCCGCTTTATAAGCCGTTCTTTGATAAGTCCATTCACCAGATCGGTTATTGATACCAACTGAGATGTTTTGTTCATAACCGTCACCAAACTTAGAGGATAAAGTATTAAAACGCTGGGTATTACTATTGCCATCTAAGTCGCATTCGAAAGTGAATTTAAGGTTGCTCATGATTTTTTGGCCAATCAATTTTCATAGGTTCTGATCTGTCTTTAAAACGTTTTTTGCAACTTTCTAGATCCTTCGTATCTTGATCTGGAGCGAATAAACCTGCCCGCCTACTTTCACGAACTCCCCATTCTTTTAATTGCTTGTCCATTAAGTCAGCAATTTTAGTACTCTTAGATTGTTTTTTAAAAATGAGGGTGAATGACAATCCAAAGACGAAACCCGTTGCATATTCAATTAGATTAAAATCAATTAAATTTGCACTTATGTAGAAAACTACAGCAATCAATAAAGCAAGCAGAAAAGTCATAATGTACTTTTTCACTTTTGTACTCCCATTAAAAAACCCACTCATTCGAGTGGGTTACTTTGATAATAAACCGCCTTGTCGCTGTTGTTGACTTAAGTACTCATTGACATGCCGACCAATTGCTTCACCTAACCCTATATGCTTATGAGCCACCGATTTAAGAGCTTCATATTGCTTTTCGTTCAAAACAAGAATCACACCATCAATATCTACAAGCCAATCATCGAATTGGATAGGGAAAGTTTCCCCATCTCGTTCATAAGTCTTATTTGCCTCTCTTCCACGTTGACCAACATAGGTTACTGTGCCGCCCAGTAAACGTGTTACTTCATCATGATTACCGGTGTATTGGCCTGTTTTCTTAAATTGAATTGCTTTCATATTTCCTCCTTATAAAACAAAACCCCGCCAAGAGCGGGGTTTTGTTTCTATAAACACTTAGAATTGGTGTTTGTAGAAAAGTTCGTAAAGAATTCTAGTTAGAGATTCTAAATACGGTTGATTTAAATCATTTAGAATAAATGACCTATCTCCTAACCTAAATACCGGTTTTTCTCCGCTACTAACAGAGAATTCACCATGTTTTTTATCTAAATACGAACCAAACTCTAGATAATAATCCAGTAAGTTTTTACTATTAGGGTTCCTAATTAATGCGTAAGCAGTAATTTCAGCGTTTTCCCATGCCACTGGGTTAACATCAGTTCCCATATTTCCTCCTTATTGGTTAATGGGAACTAACTTTTAACTCACTTTAAATAGAAAAATCAATTAATTAATAATTTTCCATTTATGGCACTATTTAGCCAATAAACCGCCTTGTCTCTGCTCTTGCCGGCTAATCGTTCTAACAGCATTGCCGATCATTTGCCCAAGCTGCTTCGAGTCATTTTGGGTATCAGTTTTACTTGATCCATCCGGATTAACTGTTACATAAACATTGATTGGAACTTGACTCGAACTGCTTTGTGCTTGATTTGAATTAATCGCATCAAATTGTCGTGCCTCCCGTCGTGTTGCTATAGCTTCACTAGTATTATTAGAAACATAACCTCCATTTGCATAACCACTTGGTTTACTTTGACGCATGCTTTCAACAACGCTAACACCACCCCAGCGTTTGATATCTTCTTGCGACCATACGACTTCGCCTTTATGCACAATCCCTGCTGGAGTGTGTTTAAGACCATTACCGGTATAACCGCCATCCGCAAATCCTTGCGGGGTTGCAGCTTGGATGAGAGATACAAATGTACCTGATTTAATTGTCGCGATCGCTGCTGCTGCCGCTTTTTGGTACCAAGTACCTGGCTCATTTGCGTAAGCATCTGAAGCAGCTTTCCACATGTTCATTCCAGTCTGCGCCAATGCGAATGCCCGCTGACTTTCATAAAGAATGCGGTATGCACTTGATGACTCACCAAGCATATTTTTAAACATGCCAGCCAATGCCCCTGTGACACTAGCTCCATAACCCAACTGGAGATTCATTGAATCATTTTGATAAGTAGATTCAATCAATTTCAAACGCTCAAAGTGTTCCTTCATGATTTGTTCACGTTGTGCATTTAGAGCTACCATATTTGCATTTGGATCTTGTTCCTGAGTTTCAATATCAGCAAGCTGGCTATCAAATACTTTTTGAGAAGCATCATAACGGCTAAAGCGCTCCTGTTCTAAAGCGAATTGTCCACTATTACCAGTGATACTCGCCTGAATACCATCCCAGTTTTGAACAGCATTATTCACTTTATCGCGTGTCTCTTTATCCTGATTGGCTTTAGATAATGCGATTAGCTTTTGCCGCTCTTCTATAGAAAGCTTGGTATTCTTAAGAATTTCCTCCCGTTCGAGTCTGTAACGTTCCTGCATGGCTTGGGTTTCTGTCAGTAGAGCTTGTTTAGCCTGAAAAAGACGTTGCTCTTGAGCAAGTTTTAGTAAACCTAATTCTTGTTGCTGCTGTAACTTAAACGAATCAATCGCAATTTTGCGCTGTTCTTCTGTTAATTTCCCCTCAGCAACCAGACGTAATGAATTGGTTTCATATGTGTAATCAAGCTTTTGTTCTTCAGTCCACTTATAACCATTTACTTCAAAATCAAATTGTTTTTGAGCTAATTTATCTTCAGCATCAAAACGCTCATTAATTTTTGGGATTAAATTTGATTGACCTAAAATGGTTGCTTTGTTGATTTCCTCCTCTCGTCTTTTGCTTCTAGCAACTGTTTCTGAGTCATATGTTGCCTGTAGCTGTTTAACTTCCTCAAGAGTTTTAGCGCGTGCCTTATATGCTTCATCTTCGAACTTCGAAAGATCGCCGATTGCTTTTGAGGCTGCTTCGGGGTTATCTCCTAAAATTTTACTAAGCTGATTATAGTAAGAGTCTTGTTTGGCTAAATGCTGTGAAGCTTTATCTTTGCCAAGCTTTTTCCCTTCATAATCCCACCCGATAAAATTTTTCCCCACGATTTTTTCTAAACTTCGATAGTCTAAATCATCATTAAGAAGAGCGGCTTTAGATTTGCTATAACTTTTATTAGTCATAACCTCTTGCAATAAAAACTTAGCTTGCGCATCTAAAGCATCTTGGGTTTGCTGGATTTTTCCATTTTTATCTAAAACACCTTGTCCCTGTAAGGACTGCATGAGTTTAGTTGAGCGAGTCTTTTGCCAAGAAATAAATCCAGTATTTGTATAACCATTATTTTCATCCTTATGGCTACCAAACATTGCCTCATTTCTAAAATCATTCTCGCGCCCAACTTGAGCTGTCATTACTCGTGCTTGCTTATCTCCCAATCCAGCATTACGGAAAGCCTGATATACACGAAGCATATTTCTCACTCGCTCATTATTCCCTGCAAGTAGAACAGCTTGTTTGGCAGACTCTTTGGTTTGCTTTCTTTTAGCTTCAGTTAATTTATCTTCTCGCTCCTGTTGTTCTTCGATGATCTTGAGATTTCTAAGTGCGCTATCAATTTCATCTTTAGACAAAATCGCACTCATTCCTTTAGCTTTTTGCAGTTCTAAAATGGCATTAGCTTGAGCAACGGTGTAACCTTTATCAAGCCATCCTGATTTATAGATTGAGTCAATAACGCTATCTTTTTGCTTGGCTTGATAATCTTGTAAAGCCTTTGTTGCCTTTTCAGCCTCACTAGCAGTATTCCCCAAAGCATCCGCTTGCTGTTGATGCTGAGCTGCTGCATTCTGGGCTTTATTACCGGTTAAAGTTACTTCAACACCGAAGATTTTTAACTTGTCAGCAGATTGAGCTGCTTTAACTGAATTTTGATCATATTGGGCAGCTTGCTTTTTAAGATTTTCATATAGATCTGTAGGCAACTTAATTTTATTTAAGCGTTCTATGGCTTCTGTATAGCTGATAGTACCTTTACGTGCCTCTTGAGAAATTTTTTCAACTTCCCAATTGCCACGAGCATAGTTTTCGATATCAATTAATGCAGATGCAACAGAACGTGACGATTTCTCTAATGCTTCATTCTGGGCATTAAATGCAGCTGTTAGATCATTAACAGCTTTTGTCTTATCATTGCCAGCTAATTTTTTTAAAGCCTCATCTGTTCTCTCAGCAACTTTTGCTTGTTCTTCAAGCTTTTTATTAGCTTCAGCTGTGTTGTCTCGCATTAATAAATATCCAGCTGCTAAACTTGCTACTGTAATCCCAATACCAACTGGACCACCAAGTAAACCTAAAAGCCGTGATCCTATCCCTACACTTGCCGCACCAGCTGCTGCTGATCTTGATTGAGCTACAGCCAATGCATCTTCAGCAAGTGCCAATTCTCTTGTAACTTGAGCCTCAATTTTCTTTAACTCAGCCATACGAGTTAATGTAGCAGCACGGCCTTTTTCAGAGATTTGGGATTTTAAGCGCTGTACTTCCAAAGCTTTCTCAGCCGCAATAGCAGCTAAAGTTGCTTGAGTATTTGCAACAACGGCTTGAGTGCTAATTACTTGTTGAGCAGCAGCAGCGCGCTCGGCCTGAATTGCAGTATACTGCGTTACGGTTTGAGCAGCTAATTCCTTAATTTTTGCAGCTACAGCAACACCTGAGGCATAGATTGCTGGAATGTAGGTTCCAAGCCAATAAGCACCACCAACCATCATTGCAGAAGTTAAAACATCTAGGTTTCCGGCTAAAGTCTGAATGTTGCCCGCTAAAACTTGTGCTGCACCTGAGCCCTTTCCTGACTCCCCAACAAATTTAGTAATCTCGTTGTTGAGCAGCGTCAAAGACTGTCCAATAGTGATATCGGTTTTTGCAAAGAGTGCATCAACATCTTTTTCTACATTTCGGAGTGCTTTTACAATCTCTTGAGATGTAATTTTCCCTTCAGCCGCAACTGAACGCAATTCGCCTACAGTAATACCCATACCCTGAGCAATTGCTTTTGCTAATGCAGGGGTTTGCTCCATTACAGAGTTAAGTTCTTCACCACGCAAGGTTCCACTTGCTAATGCTTGTCCAAACTGAACTAAAGCAGCATCAGCTGCTGATGCACTCGCCCCACTGATAGCAACAGCTTTAGACACTGTTTCAGTTAAACGAGCAGTGTCATCCATTGTGAGATTAAGTGTTTTTGCATTATCACTAAAACGTTGATACACCTGCAATACAGAATCCCAAGCTGAATATGTCTTTTGAGCAATTCGGAAAGTGTCCTCAGTAGCCTTATTTAGCTCAACTTGGTTGTTAGTCACTAACTTAAGACGGTTCTGAAGGCCCGTATAAGTGTCCATATTATTAATGGCAGCACTTACAGTAACCAATCCAGCCATGTAGCCAGCAAGTTGGCGCGTTGCCACAGACAAACTATCCATTGATTTACTTGCAAAGTCGCCTTTGCGCTCAATGCTATCCAACTCATTGCCTAGATTGCGCGCATTTCGTTCTGCATTTTTAGCATCAATTACAATGACCAAACGGGATTCTTGTGCCATCTTACTTTCCTCTAGGCAATAAAAAACCCGCTTTCGCAGGTTAATTGTTTAATTTGAATTAATTTCTCAGTGCTTTCTCACAATATGGCGATGCATTTTGTAAGTTTGGATCTGGGCTGTACTGGTAACTACCTCCACCATAGTAGTTAACTTTTAACTTAAGTTTAGAGTCAGTTTTACTTTTAATCGTTTGCTTTAACCCTGATTGAACAATAATTTCATTACCATTTACTTTTAGCTTTTCAATAGAATCTTTACCATTCCAACTGGAACACATTAGACCAGTGCCATCTTTATTGAATGAGTAAGTCACAGCGTATGGGCCATTATTGCCCGTCCAAAAGCCATTGAGATCCGTTGATGTTGGTATTACAGACATGTATTGATTATTCATCATATCTGTTGTGGCTGCACAGCCTCCCAAACCTAGAACCAAACTCAATAAAACAACCTTCTTCATCTCATTCTGCCTCAAATAATTTTTTGACTTTTCAAGTCTTGCAATAACTCACCAATATTAGTTGATATTGCCGAACGAACAGCTTCGGAGTCTGTACCGCCCATTGCCTTAGGTGAAGCCTTGTGAGTCTTAATTAATTTCTTATAAATAACTTGATCATTTTTAGTTACTGTATATTCCACATCTAAATAAAAATCTACTTCAATAAATCCAATCCAGTCATACAAGAATTGCTGAATATCTCCACTAATTTTTAATTCCGCATTTTCTTTAGGATTAAATCCAGCTGCTATCAATTCTTTCGTTAAAGATGATTTTAACAATACATCAGCATTATCGGACATATACATTGTTCCAATTGCAGCAGATGGCTTTTGAAATTCATTTTTCTTTACCAAGCCTTTTTGAGCTGGAATATATTGAAATTTACCGACAGCAATATCACCCTGTCCACGGATAGATGGTGATGCAACATAATTAATTGGCATCGTGGTTGAACACCCGCCCAACAAAGCCATTAAGCCCAACAAAAAAATCTTTTTCATATATAAACCTATCAAATATCAAAATTTAAAAAATCAGCTAATAATCCAAATAAAAATTATTAAAGCTATAAATAAAATAACTCCACTGATTATCCATTCAGATTTAGGGTAACCCCATACATTATCTGGATTATTAAAATCAGGTTCTCTTCTACGTGTCGTTTTCTTAGTATGACTAGAGAACTTAGAATAAGATAAACCAGTACCTGGAATACCTACTGTTGTGCGAGTACCCTTCTTACTTACATTTACACGTGCACCTTTCCCACCCACAGAAACACTTGATAGCCCTTTTTTACTAATATTGACACGGATTCCAGGAGCAATTTTTATACTTTTTCTAAAATTCAATCCCATCACATCACCTATCTAGAGCAGATCTTTTTAGAAGCACTGATGGAACCATCATTACAAACAAACTTACTACCATCGCAATGACTTACCCCACCTTTCTTACCAGAGCACGGTTGTCTCCCTCTACCTGCTTCCGCAACACTTAATGAGCTTAAAACTAATAAAAGACTTAAAATGACTTGTTTCATGGTTTTCACCGTTTGTTATAAAGTGTACTAACTTTAACAAACTGGTTACTAAATGTCACATAAAGCAAGACCACCCGAAGGTGGTCTTTTAAATCAGGCTATGCATGTAAAAGTTTTTCAGCACCAGCAGCCAAGAAAGCCGATCGAGTAGTATATCTCTTACCTTTACCTACATTCTCATCAATTTTACGAATCAAACGGCTTGGTAAAGTAACATTGATTTTTTCAGGCTTACCAAGATAACGACTAACATCCACCTCAGTAACAGCCCAGATCATGCCTTTATAATCTGGATCATCTACAAATTTTGCTAAGTCAGATGCTAATGGAATTTCTTCTCCATCTTCAGCAAGGATTTCTAAGTGGCCAGAAATTGCCTCTTTAACGTTCTCGATAGCTTCCTCTAATGTATCGCCTGCGCTAAAACATCCTGGAATATCTGGAACGGTGACACCAAATGCCTCGGTGTCGTTACCTCTTTCTATAGCAATTGGATACAACATTGCACTCACCTCTTGTACAAAATCGTACTGTGAAATAGGACTATATGAGTCTGATTGAAGCGGGTCAATTTAGACCCGCTTGCTTCAAAATGCTTTTAACAGTTCCGCTTGGTAATTCCTTTTTTGGGTGAGGGATAGTAACTAAGCCCCCTTTAGTTGGATGTTTGAAGTGATGATGACTTCCTTTAACCCTAACTAAGTACCAACCGTCTGCTTCAATCATTTTGACTAAATCCAGACTTTTCACACCGTCCCCTTATTAACTTGATGAGACAATTATAACCCTAGAGTTATTTCAAGTAAATACCTCTAGAGTTATTTTTTAATAGGCCGTTTCATTTTTTTGTGTGAATCATCCAGAAAAATATTATCCATTGCAAAGATACAGTCGTTAAAAATATCTCTTTCGACTGGGATCTCATAATGATCACAATAGGCAGATATAGCTGCAATATCCAAAGCCAAGGGAATGCCTTGTTCATAACGCCTTGAGCGGGAAATTACGTTATATGCTGAAAGAATGGCATTGGCTGTAAATGAGTATTCAGGCTTTTGAATGGTTTCAGCTTTTTTTAAATTTAGGGCTTTTGCAATTGCTGTTTGTTTCTTGTTGTAGTCGCTCGCTTCTTCTTCTGAGTTGAACTTGGTCCAGTTGTAGAGACTAATGACTTTCCCACTACTTCATCCTTATATGCATCAGCTTCTTTTTGGATATTTTCCGCCTCTTGTCTCACAAACAACCAAATTGCCACACCAAGATCGCCTAGATTCAACAACTTAATTGCATTTTCCTGCGAATATTCTGGTTCAGACACAATCAATTCTTGATTTTCGGTTACTTCTTCAAAAACTACGCCTTTCCAGTCCTCAATTAAATGGCAGGCCGCAGCTTCAAGAAGCAATTCATGATATAGCTTGTCGTCTTTACTAGCTTTAGTTACATCATAACCTTTTGATGCAATCTGATTATTTGCACGCTCAAGGGCCACTTGATATGGTTTATATGAGATACCACGTACTTTAAATTCAGCTAATACATTCCCTTCACCATCAATATACTTACGCCATTTACTAACTGTTTTACTAGTCTGAATGCTTACTTTTAAAGCCATTTTAAACTCCAAAAAAAGCAGCCCTAAGGCTGCTATCAGATTGATTAAGGCGCAGGAACTGCTGCTGGTGTACGAGTGATGGTTGGGGCTACTTCTACGACTTTATATTCGAATGAAGCATTTAAAAGATCTGAATTACCACCACTAGGTAATGGAGCAGTAATTTCAGCTTTAGGAATAAAAATTTCATATTTATTCCCATCTGTATCAGTGATTGGAACTTTTAATGAAATCGTTTTGTTAGTGAATTGCTTTTCATACATATCGGATGTATTGCGTGACCAAGCTGCGGTAAATGAACCTGTACCTGTTGCAAGCATTTCTAGGATTGCACGTGCATCAATACCACCACCTAAACAGCGTTGTAGCTGCATTGTGTTATCCCAATTAAATGTAAAAGCGGTCAAGCATGAAATCCCAGCTTGAGAAACGCCGTCAATTAAAATGTCACCTACAGAGACATTCGACATTTTAGGATTGTTATCTGCCGCTGTAATTGTTCCAGCCGGTGCTGAAGAAAAGTTTGTACGACCAAGAGCCATAAGGCCGAAAGTCATTGTAATTAAGCCAGCTTCAGGAATATCAATTCCAAAAGTGTTTACATGACACCCACGGAAAACATGGTAGTCATTAACATCTTCAAAGCCACGTAAAACAGAAAATGTTTGACGAAGTGTGCCACCAAAAGTTAATACATTTGACGACCAATTATTAAAAGCAGCTGCAGCCATTAAGTCTTGAACTAATGAACTGTACTTCGCTTCACATTTTAATTCACCGGCATACTCTGCACCGGTAATCATTGATGAACGTGCAATACGGCCACTTGTGATTGAGTTAGAGTCTTCCTTTGTTACTGTCGCATCAAGGCCATTTTCAGTAAATTCAAAGGTCGTACGTACGAAGGGTGATGGTGTGGTACCAACAGTGGTTTCCTTCGCGATTTGTGTTATCTGACGTGCACCACTCGACATATCTATATACTCCGACGTTAGGCATAAAAAAAGCCACCCGAAGGTGGCTATAAAATTAGGGACGTAAAAAAACCGCCCTCAGGCGGTAACTTCTTTAAAACTTAATATCAATCATCCAAATCAACACTTACTCCAGTAACAATATTTAAATTTGGTCCATTTATGCTATTAACATTAGCGAGGCGAATTTTTACATCAGAAATACATAATTTATTAGACAACTGCCATTTACTTAGCTCCTTAGCCATTACATCTGCCAAGTGTCGTTCAAGCTCTTGCCGTTTAATTTCGATTTCTTCTTGAGTAAGCATGCAGGACATATCAATTCACCCTATAACCAATCGTCACATTATACTGAGTGAAGTCAGCATCTTGACCGACAAAAATTGATTGACCATTCAAACATTCTAAATGTTCGACTGAGAAATATTCAAAATGTGCCAGCAAAGCATCACTAAGTTCTGTTACTCCCCTGTCTCCAGTATTAGGACGGGCAAAACATTGAATTAAGATATTCCCAGTACGGCGTGTACACGGCTTATTTCCTAGTCCAGCAATAAAACTTGGTCCTCCCGTAATGGTTAAACGACACCACACACCTTTTGTTGGTACCGTAAAACCTGGTGCATTTGGATACTGGATTCTGTCTTGAGATATTCCTGTGAAGCTCATCATTCGGTCCACGATAGCTTGTCTAGCTTGCTCTAAAGTCATTGCCATTTTAGCCACCGTACTTTTGAGTAATATAAGTAAACGTTGTGCTATAAATGCCCTGCGGTGCTTGATCGGACCAACCGTTTTCTAAACGCTCAGCATATGGCTGGTTGTTTTGAATATAGATCAAACTACCCAACTTAAACTTAACAGCTTGAATCGCGGCATCTTGCACGGCATTTGTAGAGGGTTCTCGCACTCCGTAATCGCCAGATCCAACAGAAACAATATGCGATGCCCGATAAGCGCCTGTATCAACAGGACTAGAAACAACAAGTGATTGCACTGTATCCATGGTAATTTTTTTTACATGCTCATCTGCCTGTTTCTCAACTTCAAAACTAAAGCTGCTCGGCCTTGCTCCCTTCCACCCCATGTTTTTTAACCTCACTTGCTTCGAACATTTCAAAAAGGTCTTGAGCGATCGCTTGTATCGAATACGCTTCAAACTCAACACTCGGATCGCGCTCACCCATTCGCCGTTTCACAAACTGCCAGACATGAACAGCTTCATGTAAAAGCAATCCATAAACTTGAATTTGGTCTTTATCTGACGTATCACCAATTTGGACGATTGCATATGCGCCATCAGAAAAAGTACTAACCTGTGCATCCGATCCCATATCCAAAAATTGATCAGCCTTATCCATATCTTCAAATAACAAATCCATGTGTAGTTGATTTCGAGCGAGTGTGTACTGCACATGTTGGAATGGCGAGATATACCATTCAGGAACATAATCTGTGCTTATCATTTAAACTCCAAAATTTCGCCCATTAAAAAACCCACCGAAGTGGGAATGTGAAAATTGTACTTAATTACTAAACATAAAGAATTCGGATTGTGTTTTTTAAATTTAAGAATTCACTTACATACTGATCTTTATTTAATCCAGCTTCCTGAATGTTTTTAAAATAAGATTTTCTTAAAGCTTCAGAACGTTCATCAAATGATGTTATCTTCTCAAGTTCTTGATTCAATACAATTTGTCTTTCAAGTGAAAACCATATATTCATTAGTAATAAATTTATATCTTTCATATCATTTATGAATTTCTCAGATTCAGAATTTATAGCGTTTATACTTGTAGCATTTCTTCCCAATTCAATTACATAAGAAAAATAAGCCTGACTAAATTTATTTATTTCTTCTTGATTAGTTAGATAAATATAAGATTTACCAATAAAAGGTAATAAGTCTGAAAGATTATCAACAATTTGTCTGCTAACTTTTTCATTAGATATCGATCTATGCTGGTCTCTCCAATCACTAAATAAGACAAAAGCAGCAACTGGCGCTAAAAAAGCCGCAGCAAGACTTAAGGCATCTTTTAATACTTCATATGTTTTTTTATGGTTAAATGGATAATCCTGAATTGGATAATCACTCAGCAAAAAGAAACTAATTAATAAATACCAAAATATTCCACCAAATGTCCAAAATCCAATAATCTTAAATTTTTCGTTAAGTGATTTATTTGCCAT